CGGCGTACCTGAAAATGCAAGCTTCAAATGAAGTGTACCTCTAAAGTACGCAAAATTGCTGAGCTTGCCTCGCACGCTAGGATTTAGGGACCATAGGTCCCACGGTTTGATCGACACGTTGTGCTCTACATTCGGAGCAAAAGTAGTGTCATAAATACTCACTGGTCGCGACAAAAATTTGGCGAGCGTGTAAGCATCATCAAAACCATTATTGTTTACGGAGGGATCCACTCCCACCGAAACAACCTTAGTAGTTTCGCCTGAATGGTCCTGAACGTTCTGGTTGACATCATTATTGCCACCAGCCATGCTCATTTCACCAACAGACGACTCAGAAACTACACCACCGCGGGCTGAAGCTTTCGCTGCAGCTCTAGCTCGGTGGCGTTTGGCCCTAATGGCCATGATTTCCTCAGTACGTTTCTTAGCATGCTCATGTGCAAGCGCCGTTCGGCGAGCATTGTAAGCAGAAGATGTACGAGGGTCAGCCATGAGATCCTTACGAGCTACAAGCTCGTCAAGGTCCATGGCATCAATTACCGCGTTACCGGTAATAAGAGTGGTTGGGGCTGAAAAGCGCACCCCATGCTTAAGATCAGAGTTTACATTATCCATAGTTGTATATGTACAGCATTAGTACAAGCCTTCACCCAGGGGAATTTAATCCTATATTACTAAAACTAGGGTGGAATAAAATTACAAGTGGAATCCGTGACGCTCTAGTGCGTCACGAAAAATTGCCATATAATGGCAGTAAACATGGAGATCGGATACAATCCAACCTCCTGGAATAAAACTAGTGCCAAACGAAAAGGTGTTCATGTACATATGATACTTGATACGTTCCTTCAAGTCGGGCAACTGAATGGGCGTCTCCATATGAAATAGAAGATGCCCAGGAGCCCAATGGTGAATCATTTCATGCCAGCCAATTACAAATCGGGTGACAGGAACATATTCTTTCCAAAGCTCCTCATTTATAGGTGCCCAAATGCAGACTGTAAAAGCCCGCACCAAAATTGGTGGACAACCTGGGAACAAATGCAACAAAAACATCGCAGGTCCCCAATTGGTGATAGCAACTATAGCTCCACCATAAATAGCATAAGACATCTGCGCTACATTGTCCGAGAACGTTTGAGCTGTAAAAGCTCTGTCCATGGAATGAGCAGCAGCTGCCCTTGCATAAGGGACGGCCTTCTTGGCACGCTTAACAAAGCGAGCACAGAGGCGTCCAAGAGAGGCAGCAGGGGACTCGACAAGAGTACCCTCCGCCTCATTAACACGGCTCTCAGATTCAATCTCAGAGTCGTCATTAAAAAGTGAGCGGCAAATGGTCCAGAAGGACGGCAAACGCCGCAAAAACTCGTTGGGCGGGAGGTTATATTTAGCCTCCACCATACGGGCAACAACAACGCGACGTTTCTCATAGTCCTCTTCAGAACAATGGAAAAACATTTCGCGCATCGCAGAAACTACAGAGTCCAGGGTTTGCTCCTCTTCGGAGACGACCTTGGACGGTAGAATATAGGCGATAGACTTCATAATAGAGGTCTTGTCAAGCGGGGCGACCCAATGGCCGATATCCTCGCGAAAAATGAAAGTGCGCTTAAGAAAAGACGTCTCCTTAAGGGAGAGAAAAGGTTTAAAATCCTTCGTCTTCTGCGCATTAGTATACTCGATGCCATAGACATCTTCGCAAAATTGCGAGTAAACTACATTATTGAACAAATGACGGCTCTCCGGCTTCACAGCCGCGAGCAAATCGTCACCATAAATGCGGGGCAACACCTGGTCAAAGAAAGAACAGGGGTCCCGCTCCGGAAACTGGCACACATAAAAGTAGACCAGCATAAGAAGACCACGCAGGGAATTATCCTCAGCGGTGGCATACTTTCCGGAAGGCTGAAGCGCGGGGACTTGAATAACGTCCCCACGCACAACGCAGGTGGGATAGAGGTTGTCGGACAGAAGTCCTTTGACTTGCCTCAACGCTTCCTCGTTGTAGCCAAGTTGCGCACAAATAGTGTACACAACAGTGTTTGCAGCAAGACCGATTTCGTAGGGCATGGAGGTATCAAAACCACCATAATCGCCCTCCATGTAATGATCCGCGAACGACGACAAGTCGTGCACGAATTCATCTACATCGGTAGAGTGCATGTTAATGCCAATTGAGCAACAGAATAAATCTTTGTGCTCACACATAAGTGTGTAAAAAGGCATCAAAAGGGCACGCTGTAAAAGCGTGCTTTCGTACGGAGACATCATAAAAACACGTGTCTTAGCGTACTTGTTCTTGGCGGCAGCTCGAGGTTCATCCTTGAGCTGTGCGCCTAATAGAGGACAAGCGTCCTCATTACGGGCATATGCGCCGGATTGGTACAAGAGATGGTCTAAGACCTCCATCTTGGGCATTTTGCCATCCGGTTTGCCCTCGCGCGGCTCCTCTAATAGAAGCTTGCGCTTAGATCCGGGCCACGGGTATCCACCTGAAGTGGAGTTCCTCATGGACCGCATGTAATAATTTTCACAATGGCCGTTCTGCGACGTGTAAATGTCAACAGGGGCCAAATGATCAATACCACGGTCGTAAAGACCAGTGATAATATGATCAACTACGGCGAAAATGGCTTTCTCCATCCTTTTAGAATGAAGTGCTACGCCAGGTTTATCTAGTTTCCGGTAGAAATTACTCTCCGGATCGTAGTACCTGCCGTCCACCGTGATACCCTTCATAAGAGGGGCACCATAAAGTTCTTGGCCTTCCGAATCGAAAGGACCAGTACCAGCTACCAGCGTCGCTTCTTTAAAAAGAGCAGATCGCTTGATGTTGGATTTAGATGGAGGTACGTTACCCGGCCTAGTGCCGACGTAACGCAAACGCTCCGTGCCCTCATATCTAAGAGGGCTACGCTTGTGGGGCTCTTTAATGAGTCCATCAAGCCTAACATCACCTTCGGAATTAACACGAAGGTAAGGAGTCGTCTTGGACAAGGTCAGAATAGCCTCATCAACAAGCGACGGATGAAGGCGTTGGCAGAAACCGCGCTGGGACTTAGTGTCACCAGCACTATGGATTCCCACCACGCCAAAAGACCTGCCCAATTGGGCAAGTACTGGGGTACCACACTTTCCATAAGCGTGGTTATCCCATTGGTAAGACAGGAGGTCGCGTTGATGCGCCTTCCTGCCATAAAAAGAAATAGTGGTATCATCATGAGGGACCACACGCGTGTCAAAAGGCACGCGGTCGCCGATAACTCCGGCGACTGAGTTGACAATTTCAAGTGGATCAAGCAAAAAAGGCCTGATATCCACAAATTTGTCCCCGGGAACACGACACAGAATAAGGTCGGTGCCCATAGGGAAGAAGTCCGTTACGGTAAACTTGCGGATGGTTGTTACACCATCCGCAGTCTTTTGATCCATGCGAAACTCCGAATTGTCTAGCAAACAGTGCTTGTTGAGAATAATAAAGTCCTCACAAACACCAAGTCCACGAGTAGTGACGTCCTTCATGGAACCGTCATATTCTACGTAGACAGAAAAATATCTTACATTACGGGCCACACGGTTTACAATACCGTGCGGCTCGTTCGTGGTCTCTTTGTTCTTCAAATATTTCAGAGCAAGAGACTCACGTTGAAACCAATCAGAATTAGGTTTCAAATACTTTACAGAACGGGGCTTATCAACCCCAATTTGGTTTTCTAAGGTAACTATTCCGTCCTTAACCTCTGAATCATCACGATCCGAAGATTTGGACATCACAGCACCCTCTCCCTCAACTCTGGAGAGAGAGCGAAAAGCGCGCATGAGCATCATAGCTCCAAGTAGCGCGCTAATAGAATACAAGACAGCCTTATACGTAGGCGTGTCTCTGACAAATAGCTTGATCTTAGGGGTTTCATACCCCAAAGATTGCCAAAATAGTGCATAACTCTGAGACCTCTTATGGTCCAGAGATGCACAAGTACGGTACCTGATCAGTTCTATAAAGAACCGCAGGAAAAAGGAAGGGCACAAAAATGTGGCCCAACTGGCAGCAAAATAAAATAAAGCTGCACTACCGTGAAAAAAGGTTTCCTTAACGCTGAAAAAGCGCTCAGGAAGAACACCGACGAACTCAGATACATCAGATTCATTCTGTGCATCTTGAAATTCGTCAATGTTTGTGCTTTTGATCTTTTCTAAGATCTTACGCTGACTAGCGTAATGGTCGGTCATATGACCGATGAGGAAGTCTCGAAGAGTCGCCAAAGTGGCGTGCTCTTTCTCAACAACCTCATGACCGGCCCGCGCACTAGTTGCGCGGAAAGTGGTCACCTTAAAGTCCCAGAAGTCATTATGCATGACCTCGAGACATTTCTTGGCATCGAGCTGCATGGAGTTATCCATGCGAAACTCGGGTTTTACGATCACATTAACCGTGACCCAGCGACGATGAAACGCCGCAGGGTTGTTGACCTGAAACGACGCGTTCATATTAGCGTCGTTGATGTCAGCAATGACCATGGAAGGAGCGATAAAGGTACTACCTTTCGCTTCCAAACTGGCCATATTAGCTGTCATCGGAAGAGAGTCAATAAGACTCGTAATCTCCTGCAACACCGGGTCAGGTGTTGCCATTGCAATTTTCTGGGCAGTATTACCTGCCTCAGAGTAATGAATGACATCTTGGGAAAGGGGCTTCAAGCCCTCCCAATAGTCACTGGCAATGTTTCTATGAAAGACATACTCGTCGGAATACTCGCGGCCTAGTGCACGCGAGTGAAAACGACAAATATAATCAAACACAGTACTCTTGCCGACTCCGGGGGAGCCGACTAATTTGATTGCATAGGGCGTCATGCGACGCTCACCATACACTGCATTCTTCAACTCGTTGTTTACGGCGACAAGCCGCAAGTTTAGAGCAAAAAGAGAAGGATAAGCAGGCCCATTTTTGGGCATATGCTTAACAAGTTCATTTCCAGCAAACAAGGTTTTCTCAACCTCGCTGGCGAACTCCGTACGGTGGATATAGCCTTCTACAGGCAATCCAACGTAGGTAAAATCCTTCATTGTAATGAGGCGTTTAGCCTCACTAACAAAATTAGCCACCGGGTCATCCGAACTAAGGATAGATCCGAGGCTTTCTCCATTTAGGAGACGCTCTCCACTCGCGATAAGCGTGTGGAAAGACTTCAATATATCTATATAAGCGTCAATTTCACAAGTCGGCCTAGTGCCAGACTTACGAAAAATCTCTTTCGAGATGTCCTTGCTAAAGAACTTAATCGAAGCAAGGGACAATAAAAGGCGCTTGAGCGAAGTAAATAATTCGCTAGAGGCGTATTTAGAAAAAACGCCAAGAGCTTCACCAAATTTGTCCGCAATAGGTGTGGACTCATGGGCGAGCTCATCTACAAAAGCGTCATAAAATTCGACGCAAGCGTTCCTCACATAAGAAATGAAGAACTTTGCACGAGCATAAAGCTCGCGCATATCAAAACTGTGGCGAAGATAATCAAAACACGCAAGTGCGGTGTCGAAAACGCCGTTGGAGCGTACTACTCGAATAAGAAAAACGAGCAGCTCGCAAAATTGGGAGTCAGTAAAATCGACTCCAAGCTTGATAAAGCTTTCAAAATCGACGTCGGTGAAAAAAGACCGAACGTCAGCAACAAAATTACGAGAACAGGAAGTCTCAAAAGCCTTCGAAAAGGCGGCCTTAGTAAAGGCAGCGGGGCGGGCAGTGCGAGGCACACATCCCACGTCCTGGGGGGGGCATTCCATAGCTCCACGAAGTTTTTTAACGGAAACCAGGGCAATTTAATGCATCTAGGTATATAAAAACTTAAGAAAAACGTCAAATCAAAATTGTAAGTATAATTCTAACCCCTGTAAACTTACTAATCAGGGAATACGCTATTACTAGTCCTCGTCAATTTAGAGGATGTTTCGATCACGTATTAGACACTTTGTCACAAACCAAAAGGATACACTCAACAGTTCGTCGTATGTTGTGTTCCCAAAGGAGTTCCAGTTAAAGTCATGGAAAGACGCACACCGAAAGGTGGCAGCTTGATAAGCTGGGAAAAAGTAGTGGGTAAAATGTACTGATAGTAAGTATATTACAAATATGATACAAAGAGACCGGGCTCAATGATTCCCGGTAACGAATTAGGTTAAATCGTGACCTATCTTAGGGTGTGAAGTTGTTAACGTACAAACAAACACAAAAACGTGCGAAAGGAGGCACCAAAAAGTCATGTAGACTACAGTCAATGGACACTCTTGCGAGCTCTCTTGATTCTGCATCTATTGATCATGAATTAAAGTTGCTCGCGAAATCGCAATATCAATTGTGGAAATCTGGGAGATAAAACCAGTAGAAAAGACTTATCATCTAAACTAATGTAGCGGGGGGGGCACCCC